TCTCCTCGATAGGAGAGGTGGCACGCCGTCAGGCGTGACGGAGAGGTTTAGCCAAGAGAAGCATAAAGTAAGGAGAATTGCAATGCAATTATTCCCAGCCATTGACCTGCGGGGCGGAAACGTCGTGCGCCTGACGCAGGGCGACTACGATAAAATGACCATCTACGGCGAAGACCCCTGCGCACAGGCGCGGGCCTTTCTGGATGCGGGGGCCAAGAACCTCCATGTCGTCGATCTGGACGGCGCCAAGGACGACACCACGGCCAATTTGCAGACGATTGCCGCCATTGCCAAGCTGGGCGGCCTCAAAATCGAGGTCGGCGGCGGCATCCGCGACGAGGCGCGCATCCAACGGTATCTTGACCTCGGCGCGGACCGCTGCATTCTGGGCACGGTGGCCGTAAAAAACTTCGATTTCACGGCAGAAATGGCACAGAAATACGGCGCACAGATCGCCGTCGGCATTGACATGAAGGACGGCGCTGTCGCTGTCAACGGCTGGAAGGAGGTCACCCCCGAGCCGGGCGTGGCATTCTGCCGCCGCTGCGCCAATGCGGGCGTCAAGGCCATTATTGCCACCGATATTTCCCGGGACGGCACGATGCAGGGCACCAATATGGCGCTCTACCGTGAGCTTTTGACGATTCCCGGCATCGAGGTCACGGCCAGCGGCGGCATTGCCGCCATGGCCGAGCTGGCCGAGCTTTCCGCCATGCACTGCCACGCAGCCATTTTGGGGAAGTCGATTTATACGGGAGCGATTGATCTGGCCGAGGCCGTGAGGCTGTACGAGGGGGAATGAGGACATGATTACCAAACGCATAATTCCTTGTCTGGACGTCAAAAACGGGCGCGTGGTCAAGGGTGTCAACTTTGAAGGATTGCAGGACATGGCCGATCCCGTCGAGATGGCGCGGTACTACAACGCCTCCGGCGCGGACGAGCTGGTGTTCTACGATATTACCGCCAGCGTCGAGGGGCGCGGGCTGTTCACCGATATTTTACGCCGGGTCGCAAGCCAGATTTTTATCCCGCTGACCGTCGGCGGCGGCATCAACACGCCGGACGACTTTGACCGCGTGCTGAAATGCGGTGCGGACAAGGTCAGCGTCAACTCGGGGGCCATCCGCAACCCCGGCATCATCCCGGCTGCCGCGCAGAAATACGGCAACCAGTGCGTGGTGCTCTCCGCCGATATTAAGCGTGTGGACGGCAAATTCATGCTGTTCGCCAAGGGCGGGCGCGAGAACACCGGCATCGACGCGCTGGACTGGCTGGAGCAGGGCGTTAAAAACGGCGCAGGCGAGCTGGTCGTGAACTCCATCGACACCGACGGCGTGAAGAACGGCTTTGATCTGGAGCTGCTGGACGCCGTGGCCGCACGCTGCGCCGTGCCCATCATCGCCTCCGGCGGCGCAGGCAAAAAGGAGGATCTCCTTGAGCTATTCCGCAATCACCCGGCAGTAGATGCCGGTCTGGCCGCGTCGATCTTCCACACAAAGCAGGTGGAAATCAACGATTTGAAGCGGTATTTGCGGGAGAACGGGGTAGAGATGCGGGTGTGATCGCCCCTTCGCCATGCTGCCACCCGGTAGGGGCCGCACATGTGCGGCCCGCAACATTCCCAAAAGTGTCCTCTTGCGGGAAAGCCGCGGGCCGGGCATGCCCGGCCCCTACTGCGTAATAATAGCAAACCTACACTTTACCTCTTGCCAAAACCCACAAAAAGAGGTACACTAAACTATATTACTTTAGGAGTGTCCACCATGGAAATCACCGAAAATTCCAAGACTCTCAAATTTGACACAAACGGCCTGATCCCGGCCATCGTGCAGGACCACTATACCAAAGAGGTGCTGACCCTCGCCTACATGAATGCCGAGACGCTGGCCCTGACGATTGCCGAGGGCCGCACCGTATTCTGGTCCCGCAGCCGCCGGGAGATCTGGCGCAAGGGCGAGACCTCCGGCAACGTGCAGCGGGTCGTCTCCATCACCGCCGACTGCGACAAGGACGCGCTCGTCATCGACGTCGTCAAATCCGGCCCCGCCTGCCACACCGGCGCGGAGAGCTGCTTCTTCAACCCGGTCTATGTCTCCGATGAGCTGAAGCAATTCACCTGGCAGGGCCTGTACGCACTCATCGAGGGCCGCAAGACCGACCCGAAGGAGGGCAGCTACACCACCTATCTGTTCGACAAGGGCCTGGAAAAGATCCTCAAAAAGGTCGGCGAGGAATCCACCGAGGTCATCATTGCAGGCTCCAAGCGCGACAGGGAGGAGACCATCTACGAGATCAGCGACCTGGCTTACCACGTCATGGTGCTGATGATCGAGCTGGGCATTTCCGTAGAGGACATCACGAAGGAACTCGAAAAACGACACGTAATTGACCATAAGGTCAAGCAGGAAAGGATGCAGTAACTATGGCAGGCGAATACCTGAAAAGCTCTGTACACGTTCATTCCAAATTGTGCGACGGTAAGAACACGCTGGACGAGATTGCGGTCACGGCATGGCGGAACGGTCTGCAAACGCTGGGCTTCAGCGGGCACAGCCACACCCCCTGTGATCTGGAATATTGCATGACCCAGAGCCGTACCGCCCTGTACAAGGCGCAGGTCGCCAAGCTGAAGGAGCGCTATGCAGGCAAAATGGACATTCTGTGCGGTCTGGAGTGGGACCTTTACAGCGACGATGACCCGACCCAGTACGACTACTGGATCGGCAGCACCCACTATGTCCGCGGCCCCAAGACCGGCAAATATTATGAGATCGACTGGCGCGAGGAGGATCTGCGCGCCTGCATTGACGATGATTTTGACGGCGATGCGCTGGCCGTGGTCGAGGCCTATTTTGCCAATGTGGCCAAGGTTGCCGAGAAGAAGCCCACGATTTTGGGCCACTTCGACCTGATCAAGAAGATCAACGGTGACGGCAAGTTCTTTGATGAGAACGACCCCCGCTACACTGCCGCCGCCAACGCCGCGCTGATGACCGCCGCCCGCAACCGCTGCGTGCTCGAGGTCAACACCTCTGCGGTGTATCGTGGCTTCCGCAAGGATTTCTTCCCGTCCGATGCGATCCTGAAGGAGTGGCTGGTGCTCAGCGGCAATGTTGTCATCACCGCCGATGCCCACGATACCAAGGCGCTGACCTACGGCTTTGAAGATGCCGCCGCCAAGCTGAAGGAGCTGGGCTACACGAAGGTCCAGGTGCTGGGCAAGGACGGCTTTACCCCCTGTGCGCTGTAAAGGCAACACTGCATAATTCCCGCCTTACGGCTTAAGCACCGCTCCGGCGGCTGCGGCACGGCATCTGCGTTGCCCAAAAAATTGCAAAAAAAAAAA